TAGGAATTGATACAATTCAGGCAGTAATGCTTGCAGGCCTACTAGGAGTAGCAACAGTAGTTGAAAGGCTGGCTAGGGCTTTTTTGGACGATGGCAAGCTTACTATCGCAGAAATAAATGATGCATTCAAAACTGTAGATAAGAAGGCTAATTAGTCATTATTGACTATGTTTGACAGCCCCTCTGGGCAATGCTATACTTAAGTATACGTATCCAGAGGGGTTTTCCATGACTTGTATTGCTGTTGTTAGACAAGATAAAACTATCTATATGGCTGGAGATAGAGGTGCTTCAACAGAGGATTCTATCATAACACTTAAGGCTCCAAAGGTTTTCAAAATAGGTCCATATCTTTTTGGATATGCAGGAACTATGGATGGAGAAAGAATCCGTCACAACTTTAAACCACCAATTATAAAAGCTAATGCCAATGTAGATAAATTTATGTATACAGATTTTCTTATTTCACTTAGAAATTTTTATGAAAATTGGTGGGTAGATATATCTAAAGACTCTGATTTTGGTATGCTAATTGCATTTAAGGGTAGAATATTTGAACACAATGCCGTTGATATGTCATTAACAGAATACGATGAAGAGTATCTTGCAATGGGTTCAGGAAGTGATTTTGCGCTAGGATCTTTATGGACAACTCAGCATCAAAAAAACGGTAAACGTAGAGCACAATTAGCAGTTGAAGCAGCAGTTAAATATTCAACATCTTGCATCGGACCAGTTGACGTAGTAAGCATTTAAGGATATACTTAACTATGGATGAAATTAATAGTATCTTTGAAGATGGTCCAGAGTTTGATGAATTTGAAATTTGGTTAAACAATGGAATTGATCGGGGCTGGATAACAGAACCATTTTGTAACACACATGATGGTGATCCCTATATGACAGAAGAAGAAATGAAAGAGTGGGATGATGGCGGAGATCCTTGCCAAGTAGTTTTTAAGATAAAAGAATAACAATGGTCTGTAGCTCAGTTGGTAGAGCGCCGAACTGTTAATTCGGATGTCGCAGGATCGAGACCTGCCAGACCAGCAATGCGGATATTGCATAGTGATAGTGCGTAACCTTGCCAAGGTTAATGTGTGGGTTTGATTCCCTCTATCCGCTCCAAACTATATTATAAAATATGTTATAATAATACTATGAAATCTATATACACTATCCCGCTTAAATCTGCGGAAGGCACAGAAGATCACTTATCTCAATATATTGGTAAAGTAACACTTGTTGCCAATACAACAGTTGGTTGTGGAAACGCAAACCAAATGGAAGTTTTACAATGGCTTCAGGATAAATATGATAACGTTGATTTTGAAATCATTGCTATTCCAACAAATGATTACTGTGGTCCAGGGGTTACTAAGGGTAAGTGGTCACAAGGAATTACTTGTGGACTAGACTCAAAAACATACGGAGAAGAAGTTTACGGAACTACTTTTAAGTTTTCAGAAATGGTAGCATCTAACCCTAATAAAAATATGAATAAAAAACTAGGAAATGGTTTACCAGAAGGTGTAAATGGTTTAGGTCAAGAAATTAAACCACCACATGAATTTTATAAAGAAATTTCAAATCAAATAATTGCACTATCAGATATTAGGCACACTATAAAAGATGAAACTCCAGAAGGAGGATACTTATCTCCTTGGCTTAACAAAGGTTTTTATAATGGAGCTCAAATGGGTGGAAACTATGAAAAATATTTAGTTGATAGAGACGGCTACGTTGTAAAACATTTTCCTTGCACGACACTAAATTATGATATAGAAAAAACTCTTAAAGAGTCAATGATAGAAGCAGGAACACCTGCGTCTATGGGTAAGGGAAGAAGCATGGAAATCTTTAATGAAGAGTATGCTCTTATATGTAATGAGATAGAGAAATTAATTTTAGGAGCCAAGTCTCCAATAAATCCTGCTTTTTCTGGTAACCTACAACCTAGCTTTTAAGTTTGACATAAGCCCTATAATTCTGCTATAATAGTTATGTATTGCCTTCGGGGATACATTAACTTATTCGCTTGAAAGGGGAATAAAATGGTAACACAGTTTGCTATGGATCTTTTTAATGATCCTTTTTTTATTGGCTTTAACAGAGAGTTAGGCCGTCTTAATACCGCACACAAAACAAATTCACAAGCATATCCTCCATATGATCTTCTTAAATTAGATGAAGATACATATAGACTTTCAATAGCAATTGCTGGATTTACAAAAGATAATGTTGATGTTTCTGTAGACAACGGAACTCTTGTTATTAAAGGAGAAATTGTTGAAGTAACTGATGCTGAAGTTGTTCACAAAGGAATTGCATCCAGAAAGTTTACACGTTCATTTGCTCTTGGAGAGTATATGGAAGTTACTGGTGCTGATCTTAAAGATGGAATGCTACACGTAAGTATTGATCGTGTTGTTCCTGAAGAAAAGAAACCAAAAACAATTAAGATAAAGTAGTATAATAGAACTGTCGGGGGAGACAGCGACATAAAATATCTGGCATGTCCTACACAGGACCTTAGTGATGGTTTAGTTACCCATTAATTATAACCGTGGCGCACTGCAGACGGATTACCTGTGTAGGACTCTTAATTGCTGATATAATATTATTGTGACTAACAAAGAGTTGGATCATTACAATAAGCAGCAGTTTAAAAAAAGACTGTCAGAGATTAAAGAAGCATCTGGATGTGTAGATTGTGGAATCAATAATCATATACTTTTAGATTTTGATCATCTCAAAGATAAAAAATATAATATTTCAAGAATGATCCACGATGGATTTTCTTGGGCAGCAATTAAAAAAGAAATTGCAAAATGTGAAGTAGTATGTGCAAACTGCCATAGAATTAGAACTTATAATAGGTTAACAAAAAAAATAGCTTAGTGCTATTCTTTATTTAAAACAAAAACTATTCGATCTGACATATAACCATAATCAGTATCAAGTTCGTATTTTTTAATGTCTAATATGCTAAAACCATTATTTGTAAAAATTTCCGTAAGTGTTGTTTCTGACAATAGATTATATTCGCTAGGAAGAAGTAAATCTTTTTCAATAAAAGCAGTTTCAAAAATAATTGTTTTTATATTTGGGTAAGAAGAAATATCTGAAACCATAGATTGAACATCGTCTACGTAATAAGACACTCCTAAACAAAAAATAACATCTATATTTTGAAGAAGATCTAAATAGTTTTCTGTGTTTAAATTCTTATTTATAAAGTTTATATCTGGATGTAAAGATTTTCCAAGATCGCAGTTGCTAGGATTTTTCTCTATGCCAGTTATTGACTTTGCCCCAAATGAAAAAGCTAAATTAGCTAAATGCCCTTGATGAATTCCAAGATCTAAAATATCTTTATCTTGAATTAGTTCAATAGTTTTTGCATTAAATATATTAGACACCCTAATTTCTTGGGTGTAGTCTTTTTCTCTTGGTTTTTCCATATATACATTATATCATGGATTATGATACAATTATTGTATGGGTATAGAGATTTTAGATAAAAAAGGTAACTGGGGTATTAAAAAGTATAATAATATTAACATTGATTCTATTAAAAACGAAGCAAATAATTTTAAAAAAGAATGGCTATTGGACTCTACAAGACAGGCTAGGTATACAACACACCAACAAACACAGATGTATCAGCTAAGATTTTTTAATTACTATTGGGACACTAACAATTCTGGCTATTATAGAGATATTAATTTTTTTAAAGAGGAACAATCTATTAAAGAGTTAAATGATATATACGATTGGCTAGAAAAAGAGTATGATGGAAAAGTTGTCAGATCAGAACTAATAAATATGTTTCCTAACTCTAGAGTTAGAAGGCATAGAGATAGAACAGATATGTTATTTTTATGTAGACGCATACATATACCTATAAAAACAAATAATGAAACAGTATTTATGGTTAATAAAGAATTTGAAAATATGGCTGAGGGATATATATATGAAATTAATAACTCAAAAATACATTCAGTATATAATGGTGGTAGTGAAAATAGAATTCATTTAATTATTGATGTATTACCAAAACGTTTTACTGGTAATGTATTTAAAGCAAATGAAACTGATAGTATAAATAGTGATATGAAATTTGACAATCAGCGTTTTTGTGTTTTTTGTATAACTAGTGATTACTGTGTTGGTCCACATGTAGAAGAAAAAGATTTTGAATCTTTTAACGAATATATAGAAATGATTAAAGATGATTTGGCAAATTTATCCCATGAAATTATACAAAATTATGCTAAAAATAACAACATAGACTTGTCTGAGCTATCTAACTTAGTCTTAGATAATATTAAAAAAAGAGATTAACAAAAATATAATAGTTGACAAAAAGCATAGCCTAGTGCTATAATTAAATATACCTATAGGAGGATAATTTATGTCAGTAAAAGGAACAAGGGCACTTCTACTAGAAGTGATTCAAAAAGAAGTAGGGACCATTGAAGGTCCTAAAGATAACGAAACAAAATATGGTGCATGGAGTAAAGCAAATTTTCTTCCATGGTGCGGAAGTTTTGTTAATTGGACAGCGATGACAGCGGGAATTAAGATCCCAAATACAGTTTATACACCAGCAGGTGTAGCAGCATTTAAAAGTAAAAACAAATGGGTTCCAGTTAAAGGAAATAAACCAGAAGCAGGTTGGGTAGTTTACTTTAACTTCCCTGGTGGAGCAGATATTGACCATGTTGGTTGGGTATTAAAAGACAATGGTGATGGAACATGCATTACTATTGAAGGAAATACTACAGCAGATGGTAAGAGTGGTAGCCAGTCTAATGGCGGAGAATGCGTAAAGAAACTTCGTGCTTATGGTCCTAACAAAAAAGGTCTTCCTGTATTTATTGCGGGGTATGGATCAATTGATTATCCAGATGCAGATACACCAGCAGTTAAAACACTTGAAGAAAAAAAGGTTGCTCTTGCAGATGTTGCAAAGTCACAAGGTGTTGAGGTTCCTGTAGTCAAACTATTTAAACCACTCAAGAATGGTTCAAAAGGTCAAGCCGTAAAGAACATTCAAACAATGCTAAAGCTTAAGTCTGATGGAGAGTTTGGTCCAGGAACAGAAAAAGCTGTTAAGGCTTTTCAAACAAAAGAAAAACTTAAGCCTACAGGAATTGTTGATGAAGAAACATTCCGTAGATTAAAGGGTGTAAAGTAATTGGAATCTACTAAAAGAACACTACTCAAGACATTAAGTTGGGAAACCTTTCACCTTGTTGGTGTTGCTGGAGTAATTTATTTGTTTACTGGTGAGTGGGAGTATGCTAGTTTAGGTGCTCTCATTTACATAGGATGGGAAGCTATTGGTTATTTTCTTCACGAAAGAGTTTGGGCAAAGTTTGGAAAAGGTGTTAAGTAATTAAATGATTACAATAAATAAAATAGATTTTATATCAATAGAAGAAATTAAATCTAATCCTGATAAGTATAAAGAAATATATTTGAGGGATAAAATTATTGTATTTAGAAATGCTAACTTAACTAAAGAAGAGCAAACAGATTTGATGATATTTTTTGGAGATATATTAAATTGGTATCCTAATTCAAAAAATCCTTATGTGCCAGATTATATAGAAAATCATCATAAACACATGCCAATTGAAAGAAATGTTGGTAAAGATGAGTTAATGCTTGCTTGGCACACAGAGCATGTTCAAGATGAAGAAAATTCTCATCATGGTGCAACATGGAGAATGGAAAAATTTGATTGTCCAGCAGATTCTGGACATACTTATTTTGTTGATATGACAAAAATGTTTGAAGATTTAAATAAAGAAGACCAAGACTTTCTTTCTAGATGTATAAATAAACTTGAAACGGTAACACATACTTATTTAGGAGAAGAAAAAACAGATGTCACAGTTTTAAAAGATTTTAGCTGTGTAAATTTTCATCCAATAACAGAAGAAAAAACAATAAGATTATGGCTTTTTTCACAAAATTCACCATCTTGTAGTTTGTCTAAAATTGACGACCGTGAACCAAATGAAGAAGAAATAGATAGGCATAAAAATTTAACTCAATGGATTCGTAATCAGGTTTGGGAAAATAAAGACATAAGGATGGTTCTTAAATGGGAAGAAGGAGATCTTGCGGTTCCAGATTTGTATAAACTTGCACACTCCGTTAGTGGGGGTTTTACTAAAAATCAAAGAACGCTGTCTGGACAATTTGGAAGAGCGTTGCCTTTTGAACCTCCTGAAGAAGTATTGCCTTAGATAAAAGGAAAATAATAATGCCTAAATATGAATATGACTGTATGCCATGTGCACAAAGATATGTCAAGGAAAGATCAATAAGAGAAGACGATCCTGGATATATCTGTGAAACTTGCAATCATCAACTAGTTCGTGTATACTCAAATGTAGGAGCAGTTTTTAACGGTTCGGGTTTCTATTCAACTGATAACAGAAAGTAGCGGTATAATATGAATACTATGATTGATGAAGAAGTTAAGCCCAAAGAGTGGCAATTAAATTCTTTAGATCGTTGTGATAGTTGTGAAGCACAGGCATATGTCAAAGTAAAGGGAATTACTGGAGAGTTGCTATTCTGTAATCATCACTATAACAAAATTATGAATAATCCAGAAACATATACAAAGATGATGTCTTTTATGCTTGAGATAACTGACGAACGTGAAAAGTTAGTAGAAGATAAACTAAAGGGAAGTGAAAACTAATGTATGAATACTATGTAAGAAAAGTAGAGAATATTGTAGATGGAGATACTATTGATGTTCTTATTGATTTGGGGTTTGATATATTATTTCAGTCCCGTGTAAGACTTGCTGGTATCGATACTCCTGAGTCTCGCACAAAGGATCTTAAAGAAAAAGCTCTTGGTCTTGAGTCTAAAGAATATTTAAAGAAACAATTAAAAGATGCTAAGTCTGTTATTATTAAAACAGAAAAAATGGACTCATCTGAAAAGTATGGTCGTATCCTTGGTTGGGTTTATGTAAATGGAGATACAGTTTCACTCAATGATAAGATGATTAATGATGGATATGCCTGGGGATACCTTGGAGATACTAAAATAAAAGACTTTGATTTACTTGCTAAGGTTAGATTAAAGAGCGGTAAGTGAAAGAAAAATCAGACAGCGAATTAATCAATAAATTAATTCTAGATGGAGCAATAGAGGTATCTGGTATTGAATCAGATACTGGTAATTTTTTATATTCTTTTACTCCCAAGATAAAAGAGTTAATGCCAGATGTATATCAAGACCATATTAAATCAGTAAATGATGAGGTTATGAACTTATGGGAAAAAGGATTTTTAGATATTGATCTTTTTTCCGAAGATCCAATAATTACAATAACTAAAAAGGCTACCTCCAGAGAAGCAATAGGGACTCTTTCTAAAAAGGAAAAATGGTCTTTATCAGAGATAGTCAGACTTTTGCATAAGAAAGCCTGATATAATGAAGTATAGACTTTAGGAGGTTTACCATGCCATATAGTATAGGAGCTAAGGGCTCATACGGCTGTTCAGGATACCCTGCAATAAAAGAGGGAACAAATGAGGTTATGGGATGCCATACAACAAGAGCAGAAGCAGCAGCACAAATTTATGCAATTAATCGCTCTGAAGGCAACATAGGTAAAAGTATGCATGAAATTAAAGAAGGCGACTTCGTAATGTATATGGGCGAAGATGATAAGAATATGGTTGGTCGTGTTGAATACGTGATGACTAATCCAGGACTTCTTGGACTACCAGGATCAGAATATTCTATGGAATATATGGAAAATGATAAGCCAGTTATTGTTCGTGAATATGAAGAAGAAGATGGCGCATGGGAAGAAAAATCATATGTTACTTATCATCGCATGTCTGAAGTTATTAGGATTGAATCACTGTCTGTCTCAGTAGAGATGGTTATGGAAATGGGATCAAGCGGAACTGGAATTCCATCAACACCAAATAATTCTGATATGGAAAACATGTATAATGTTCAAATTGGAAAATCAGAAAACATGGAGGATGAAATGGAAAAAGCAAAAAAGCCAAATTATGGTGAAATGATTAAACCACGCAGGGGTGGATCAACACCTTCTAATCCAAAGCTATACGCAAGAATTATTCAAGAAGCAAAAGATAAGTTTGATGTCTATCCATCTGCAGTTGCAAATTCTTGGGTAGTTCAAGAATATAAGCGCCGTGGTGGGACTTATAAGTCAGACATGCCTTCTACAACAAAAAGTATTTGGGATGGATCTTTTAATCCATTAGGGATTGAAAAATAATGCCAAAGAAAAAAATAACAGCATTCAATCCTACACAAATAAAAAATGGTAGAATTGTTCGCTTAAGGAAAGACGGGACTATTAAAACAGATCTTGGTCCTTATCAATCAAAAAGAGAGGAAATAAGAAATGGCTAAAGAAAAAATTAAAAAGATTGTAAGTAAAGGAAAAAAGCTTAGCAAACAAGACCTTGCAAACAATCAAAAGATAGTTGAAGAGACTGAAAATTATGTTGATAATGTTTTTGTAAAACCAAAGGGCGAAACAAAAGCTACTAAGGTTAAAGAATATATTGACGATATTTTTAGAAAACCAAAAAATGGCTGAGTCTTACAGTCCAACTTCAGGCATGAAGGCTGCTGCAAGACGTGCCTTAAAGTGGAAAGAAGAAGGTAAGGCAACTGGTGCTGGAACTCCAGTAGGTTGGGGTCGTGCAACTGATATTGTAAATGGATCAGCAATGTCTCTTGATACTGTAAAAAGAATGTTTTCCTTTTTTTCCCGTCATGAAGTAGATAAAAAAGGAAAAGGATTTTTTGATGGTCCAGAGTTTCCTTCTAATGGAAGAATTATGTGGGATGCTTGGGGTGGAGATGCAGGGTTTACCTGGAGCCGTTCAATTGTCGAAAGAGAAAAAAACAAAGCAGAAAAAGCTTGGATAGGAAGCGCATTTAGTTTTACTAAGGGGACAAATAATGGATGAATTAGATAATGAAGATTTAAAAAAATTAGTTTTATTTTATAGTAATAGAACTAATGAAGCTGAGTTAAAAAATGCACAATTTCAGCTTATTACTAATAAATTAAAGATTGAAAAAGCATCTCTTGAATCTAAAAATAAAAAATTAGAATCAGAAATTACAGAACTTTCTGAAAAAATAGATAAAATGACTCCTAAACATAGTAAAAAATCTTTATCAAGAGAAGACTAAAGCAAAGGAGTAACGATAAAGTGCAATATTTTATCGGATTTAGCCTGACTTTCATAGCATCTTTAGTTATAATTATTGCAATGAAGAAAAAAATTAATAAAAAAATGTCAAGAACTTTGTATAGTCAAAAAGATACACATGAGCTTTTTAAATATTTTTTTTTAATTGATTCCTCTAATCAGAAAAAACGACTTTCACAGTTGACAAAGCATACAGAAAAGAGTATGATTAAGGTTATGGTTATAGGCCAGGAAGCTTATTGGGTATCCGATAATACTTTTTATGTTGCCAAAGCTATTAATGGAGAAGTGGAACCTGGATCAGCACAACCAGTAGATATAGAAAATATGTCAAAAAATGACATAAACAAAATGTTATTTATATTAGATAATTTAGAGAGTGGGAAAAAAAATGATAGTAGCGGTTCAGGGAACTACTGAATTTAATGACTACAATGTTTTTATTCGTGCCATGGGTGTTGCTCTTTCTAGTATGAATGAAGATGATAAAGAATTTATAATTTATTCTGTTGGTCCAACTCAAATTAATTCTTTTGTTTCAGAGTTTTCAAACTTATCTGAAAGAGGAATGAAATCAAGAGGACGTAAAATTAAATTTTATAAAGTAGCATCTTCTTGGCTTGAAGAAAATATAAATCAAATAAACTATTTTGCTTTTTTAAGTAAACCAAAACAATCAATATCTAAATTAGTTCATGTTGCTGAATCAAATAATATAGAAGTCGGTATTTTCCGATATTAAGTGGGGACAAAAACATGTTAATAAACAAACTAGACACTATGGAAAAGATAGTAAAGCAAAATAATTTACTTTCTTGGATTGGCTGGGATGTAGTAGAACGTAAGAAAACAGAAATGGGTAGAACCGCTGTTAATGGCGTTCGAGTTAATGGTCAGTGGTATACACAACGAGTATTCAAAGTTGATCGTAATGGCTGGGACATTCCAAATAAGTATAAGATGTAGGTCTTTCTATGAAACAACATGTATGGAAAGACGATGCTCTATGTTTAGGTCTTGATAATAGTTTATTTTTTGACACATATGAAGAAGATGTAGATGTAAGACCAATAATTGATTCGCTATGTAGTAGATGTCCAGTAGCAAAAAAATGTTTTGCTGTTGGAGTTTCCGCTAAAGAGTGGGGAATCTGGGGCGGTGTATATTTAGAAGGTGGAGAAATATCAAGAGAATTTAATAATCACAGAACAAAACTTGGTTGGTCAGAAACTTGGCAGTCATTAACAATGGATAAGTAATGTATACAGACGATATGCGTAAAGCTTTTCATTCAATAATTCCCCCAAAAGGATTTCAAGTTCAAGTTATTGATAGTGATCATTTTCTTGTTATTAAATTAAATGAACATAGTTTTGCCAGAATGGTCCACGATGAAAAAATACAAGCATTACAGTATGTAGTAAATGTCAAAAAGGCTTTAGAAATGAATGGGGCTATAGTGTTAGTCACACGGGAGGCAATAAAATAATGTCACAAATAATTGACACAGACTATGTAGGTAGTATATACTTATACTATGGTTTTATTAATGAATAATATTATTGTTATAGTAGCATTTACATTAGCTGGATCTTTTGCCCTTGCTTATTTAGTTTCATTAATTAAAATTAATAAAATAAATAAAGCATTTACAAAGTTATTGATTTCTCATAAATCATTACAGCATTTTGTTGATAACAATAACATTGAATTTAAAAATGAAGACGATATTCATAAAGAAAACTTTATTAAGTTTCTTTCTGATTCTCGTGACTGGTCATTCGAATATATAGAAGATGTTCAAAGTAAAATAAATAAGATGATTTTAGATTTAAAACCTGATGTCGAATATTTTGAAAAGTTTGGCTTGCTCTATGATGGGCATCCATCCTATCCGATGCTAACAAATTTTATAAAATCATATAAAGAGTTACAAGACTTACTACCAAAAGAAGACTATAAATGAAAAATATTGTTGTAGTTGGTGGTGGCACTGCTGGTTGGATAACAGCGTTATATGCAAAACAAATTTTTCCAGATGATAACATTACTTTAGTCGAAAGTCCAGAGATTGGAATTTTAGGAGCTGGAGAAGGTTCTACAAGGCAGTTAATATCAATTTTAAAATACTTAGACATAGCGATTGAAGATTTAATAAAAGAAACAAAGTGCACAATAAAAACTGGAATTAAATTTACAAATTGGTCTAAAGAAAAAGACTACTACTATCATGATTTTACACATGAAGGATCTATTTTTGATGAAAGTGGTTTTGATAGGGGGAGAAATAATTTTGATTTTCCAATCTTAAAATATGAAAGACTTCTAAATATAGTTGAAAAAAATACAAACACTTCTGTAAATGATGAGTATTCAGACAATAAACTTTTACCCTTTACTGCCTTAGCAGAAACAGAAAATGATAAATCATTTTTACATTCATGGAATATCCATTCTGATTATTCAATTCATTTTGATGCAAGACTTTTAGCATCATTCTTATCAAATGTAGGGGTCTTAAGAAAAATAAAATTAATTAAAGGTGAAGTAGTAAACATTGAAACCAATAATCAAAATGATATTGTTGCTTTAAAATTAAATAATAATGATACTATACTTACAGATTTTGTTTTTGATTGTAGTGGTTTTGCAAGATTAATAATTGGAAAACATTACAACTCCAAATGGCAAAGTTTTTCGGAATACCTACCTATGAAAAGAGCATTACCATTTTTTATAGATATTGATACAGAAAATATTCCAAGTTACACAGAGGCAATTGCCATGGATTATGGATGGATATGGAAGATACCATTACAACATAGGTATGGGTGTGGCTATGTTTTTGATTCTGATTATATAAATGAAGATCAAGCTCAAGAAGAAATTGAAAAATTTTTAGGATTTAAACCAACTTATCCAAAAACTAATGGTAAGTCTTTTATTTTTGATCCAGGATTTTTTGAAGAAGTTTGGATAAATAATTGTCTTGCAGTCGGGTTATCTTCTGGATTTTTAGAGCCATTAGAAGCAACTTCTATTGGTCAATCAATTTTGTTATTACAAAGATTTTTTATGCAAAAACATAAAATATTTTCTAACGATGTTGAAATAAAAAAACTATTTAATGAATACTACATCAGAGATGCAAAATCAATAGTTGATTTTTTAAGTTTGCATTACACAACAAATAAAGATAATTCTGATTTTTGGATAAATTTTAATAAAAATAATAAAAAATCACAGAATTTATTAAATAATTTAGAGATTTTAAAAAATTCAACTCTTACAAAACTCTATGATGAGATTTGGTTTAGTAAAGATAGCTACTATATTGTTGCTTTAGGAAATAATCTTGTAGATTTAAATAACATAAATAAGATATATAAAGAATTTATTGACGAAAATAAACATAGTGAGTTAGTTAGTTTTATATTAAATAAAAAAAACATTAGTAAAGACTTTATAAAGCACAGTGATTTTTTAAAACATATAGGGGGATTACAACAATGAAAGACATTTTTCTATCAACAATAACAGGTTTTGGGTGTGGCATCGTGTTTGCTGCATTCAAATTGCCAGTTCCAGCACCACCAGTTTTTGCGGGAGTCGCAGGAATTATTGGTCTATGGATTGGTTTTACAATACTAACACGAGTTATATCCTAGGAGGAATAATGAATAAGATAATCAATGATAAGAATAAGGCATTGCTAGCATCATATGGTCGCTCAGTGCTTGCTTCAGGTCTTGCCCTATATATGGCGGGAATAACAGATCCAAAAGATCTATGGACAGCATTAGTTGCTGCAATTGCACCAGTGGCATTGAGGGCAATTAACCCTAATGACAAGGCTTTTGGTATCTTGCCAGATGCTGCTACCGTAGATAAGGCTCTAAAGGCTGCTAAGGCACCTGTAAAGAAAAAGGCTGCAGCAAAAAAGGCAGTAGCAAAGAAGAAGTAATAACCTTCTATTAGAAAGGCCAGTCTAGAAATAGGCTGGCTTTTTTATTTATTCATTTATTATTTTAATATATTTTTCTTTAAGATTTTCTACAGAAAAGTTTGATAATCCTATTTCTAATGCATCTTGTTTAATATTTTGTTTATTATTATTGGCTACATAGCTATCAATTATTTTAGCAAGACTAACTGACTTTGCATCATAAACATTAACCATTGATTTTGTTCTAAAGCTATCAATTTGTGCTGATTCAGCTAACCATTTTCCTGGCAGAATTGCATTGTTAGGTGATATATTGGTCATAAAAACTGGCAGGGCACTCATAAGAGCCTCATTCATAGGTAAACAAAGACCAGCATAACGTCTAGGTAAAACCATAGCATCAAACCCACTATACATATCTTGTCTGTTATCTGGATTACCTATTTCAATCTTTACCCTTGGATCTTTGCATATAAGGTTTAATGGAGTCTGGGATTTAATAACTAATTCGTAATCTTCTTTAGAATACTTTATCATCTTAAGAATACTTTCAGTTCCATTTCTATCTTTCGCAGCTTTTTTACCAGCAATATGTAGTATGCGCTTGTGATCTTTAGATAGATTTATTTCTTTTGCTTGATTAAATAAAGTATGATCTGTTGGTGGTGGCAAATGCATTACCTGTGTTTTACTTCCAAATTTTTGCACAATCACATCTAAATTCCATATACTAGGAGCAAGTAATACATCTGGCAAAGTCCATTCTGGGTGTGCTAAATGACCGAATAGTTCATAGTTATACTGAAGTATAGTTTTAATCCCTTTTTGTTTAGCAAGATCAACTAACTCTAAATGATAAAATGTTTCACAGCTAATAACAACATCGATGTTTTCTAAAAATGCTAAGACCTCATTAGTTCTAGGCATACCTTTTCTAGTTTCAATGACATTATAATCTTTATACCACTCTGGATGTTGCTGGTTATTGTTAAAAAACTGGGAATTTATTAAAAGAATCTTATCAGGATTAAGCATCTTAACTAATTCCATAGTCTGATTACCCAAACCAGTATTATCAGATCGTGCTATGATTCCTAATCTCATTCTTTATATCCCCATATTTCATCATCTGTAGTAAATTTTTGAGTTCCCTCACGACCATCCAAATGGTATGATCTTTTTATATTTCCTTCTGGGTGATAAATCCAAAGCTTGTGATGACTCCAACCTTCTTCACTAAAGGTATCATAAGGAAAACAATCATCTTGAACTCTACCATGAAATCTATCTTCAATAAAAGTTTTTTCATCAGAAAAAGGCAAAACAACATCTTTATAATATCTTACAGTGCTCAAGTGAGGTCTTTGACTCCATTGTGCAGTTTTCATAAAACCATCTTCTAAACCAAACATCAAATGATTATGTGGCTCTGGGATCTGTGCTTCAAAATGAAAGCGAATAGTGTTAGCGTTTTTATTTTCTAACATGTCTAAACATTTTTGCCAATCAATTTCACAATCAGTAGTTAGTGGAGCATCACCTTCAACATAAAGCATTGCTGCAGTATCAATAATCCCAATGGTTTTCTTCATCATTGTGGTCTGATGACTATGCTCATTAAATATTATTGGTAAAACATTTTTCCATTCATGAAGACATTTCCATAATATCCTATTTTTATATTCATCATAATCTAATTTACGAGGCACTCTTTCTTTACGCAATCCATCCATTTGTAAAATAATTTCATTCTCTGGAAAATGTGATCTTACGGAAGCAATTGTTTCATCAATAATAAATGTGCTTGGATGACTTGGTAAAACAGAGGTTGCTATTACAATTGTTACGTCTCTTTTATGCATTAATTTGCCTCATAATCTTAATACCTAGATCTCTTTTATATTTAATCCACCAACAAACAGCATCGTGCATATTTTGAGGATAATCATTTAATAATTCAGGAACTATATTTCTTAGTGAATGCCAATTCTTTATTAATTTTATTGGTGTTGCACCTTCAAAAACAAAGTCATAATACTTAATAACATTGCCTTGTGGATCAACAGAGTCTACTATTGGTAAAGATAACATTTCTAAAGCTTCATAAAATCTAAAAGATTCTATTACGGTTGCGCCAGAAGGTGATGGGGCTATCTTTGAACTTGCAAGGTTGGCATAGTAGTCTTTTGGGCTATCTCCTTGGGCAAAGCCTTTTGTAGGCTTAAAAAGGGCATTTGAGAGGGTTTTTATGGCATCGGACAGTTGCCTACGTCTTGAATGTGTTATCTGCCCACCAAAATATACGTCATATTTTTTATCAGTATATTGTGGAACAGAGTTTTTTAAATGTTGTGGAGTTCCTAATGGTAGTTTATAATATTTTTTATGTTTTTTGTGAGGGTATTGAATCCATATATCAGCATTAGGATGACTAATCTTGGTTATATCAAACCTACCTTCTTCATCCCCCGTAATAAATAACACCAATCTTCCTATTTTTTGTAATTCTTTATGAATATCTTCTTCATGACCAAGGTTTTGAGGTCCAGGAATAACAACAAATGCACGATCAGTATCTGGTAATAAGTTTACCTTTATTTGTTCAACATTATATTTATCAAATATTTCTTTTAATAAGCCGTAATCCCATTTATCAGAAGCACAATCTTTTTCATCAAAAGAATATAAATAGCATTTATATTGATTCATAAAAAAGATGCACCTCATGTTGATAGTCTAGTATTGTTTCCTTATACCCTAGTTCCATGATCCAATATCTAAGATCCCAAAGATACTTATTCCAATACATAATCATAAATTCTGGATGACCAGATAACCAAATTTTTGGTTTATATTCCCTTAAAACTTTTTCTGCGCCAATTAACACAGCCCATTCGCTACCCTCTACATCAAGAGTTATTGCAGTTGGTGGCTTGATACCCTTTTCATAAACACAAGAATCAATTGTTATCTGTCCATAATTAGATCCTTCTGTATGCAATTCTTTAAATCCATGTGCAGCATCAATGACCGTATCAGCTTCTGGTGGAAATTCGTTATGATAAATTCTTGTAAGTTCATTGTTTTCATTAGATGCAAACCCAGGAATGCAAGCCATTGGCTTATCTAGATTATTACTTTCCCATAATTGTGGATAGTGTGACCACACTTTAGGATTTGGCTCAAATATCACAGTCTCTGCTCCCCATATTTGACAGAGAGCAACCATTTCTCCTTCTTCTCCACCAACATAATAAATTACATCGCCAGGTCCAAGATTGCTATGCATTGATTCTAGTCTTTTTCTTTCCCATCCCTTTTCTGTATACCATTCAGGTCTATTGGCACGATGTTCTGGAAGAAAGATTTCAAACTCTCCATTAATCTTTGTCTTTATCATTTCTGTCATTTTATAAGTATCCTATTCTTCATATCTAACTTTTTTAATAAAACTAACATGGTTCTTATCATCTTCTTTTGGGCAGTATTTAAAATCTACATCTGGTAAGTTAAATGGAGTTGGATAAAGCTCCTCAACACTGTGCCCACCTCCAGGATATTGGCCCCACTTATTGTAGAAATATTGATGCAATAGGTTGTCATTTGACCTTACTCCACCTAGTTTAATGCTATGACCCATAATAGTATCTGAAACATCAAATAAAATCTTTTCCCATTTAACATTAGGAATTGCTTTTTTAATTCTAATACTATAATCTAAATCATCATATCCATATGGTGTAAAGTTTTCATCCCATCC